ATGTCTATCTTCTGAGTCAAAGATACCTTTTGTTTCTATAAAGATACCATTGTCTAACTGGAAGTCTGGTGTGTAAGTGCGATAGCGTAGGTCTTCCCACTCTATCTTTAGCTGCTCATAACGCACAGCCTTCTGACACTCAGCAAGTACAAGAGCAGTGCTTTTCTCAAGACCACTCCTGTACTTAGCTTTAGCGTGTTTGCGTTTAGCTGTTGGCATCGTCTGGTACAGTCTCGCCTACCAGAGATTTCTTTATACGCTCAACTAGTATATTACCTACAACAGTTACACTGTGAAGATTATACTCTAATTGTCTTTTTACATTTCCATTGTACTGTATCTCATTAAGTATATTGGTCTGATCTTCTGTAAAGTCATCAGAGTCATATTCAATATCGTCTAGTGTAATTTTAGTCATACTTTTTCCTTTATGCTATTTGAGTATAAGATACCGTAGGTGGTGTCTTTCTTCCTTGGTATGTCTTAGAAGGCAGTTCTTGATAGTTAGGCCAACACGACTTCTTAAAAGAACAGAAGTTACACTCTCTGCATAACACCCTGTTACCTGAAGTCTTCTTACGGTATGTCTCTGGCTCATCAGTGTACTGTCTTTGTAACGGCTCATCATTCTCTAGATAGTCATACGTTTCACGAATCTTATCTAGTACTAACTCAACATCTACATGCTTAGCTGAGACATATTTGTGCTGCCCATTAGCTTTGTTGACAACCCACCAGCCTCCTACCTTCTTACCTGCAGCTACAGCGTAGCCTACAAGCTGTGCTACATAGCCGAATGGGTCATTGTCTTGTAGTGTTTCAAGGTCTACAAACTTATGAGTATAGGAGTAGTCTGACGCAGACTTAACGTCATCTACCCTACCATCCATAACCATGTCATACTCACCTCTTATTGGGCGTCTACCACCTCCTAATTCTAAGGAGACAATGTTATTATCTTCAAAGTCAACATTTGCTGTACGTAAGATACCTTTGAACACAGATTCTACTATGTCACCTAGCATCATGTTCATCATGAACTGGTCAGCAAAGGGTGCTTTCTCTTCTGGCTTATTCTTCTCAAACCATAGTTGACACTTAGGGCGTCCGATGTTTGACATACGTAATTTAAAATTACCACGTGGACCCCCGTTGAATTGCTTATCTAAACCATCTCGAACGTCAGAGGCAACAGTATCCATCACTGCCTCTGACATCTTTGACTTGCCTAGAGTAGCATCCCGCATAAGCATCTTGATAGGAAGCTCAGCGGCATGACTCATATTCATACTAAAACGGTATTTCTTCTACTTGAACTATTGCATCCAAGATAGAAGGGTCAATGGCAACGTCTGGTTTATTAAGCTTCTTCCACTCGCTTAACACATAGTCGTTAGCATAGTCTACGTAGTCTACAAAAGATCTGAGCGTAGCTTGATCACCTTCGTACATATCTTTCTGACTACCTAGCACAGCTACAATAGTAGCGTACATATTACCTGTTGGCATTGTCTCTTTCTGAGAAGACAACTTAATAGTATGTTCAATAGGTAACAACTTCTTAGAGGTAATGCCTTTCATTGCAGCGTCAAGAGACTTCTTACTGTCGTTGTTCTTGACGTCCATAACAAAGTCAATCTCTTCTTCGTAACCTTTGACAGTTGCACCAGTAGAATCTGTAGTCTTACCCAGTGTAACCTTACCAAACAAAACTTTAGTATTCTTAATGCTACGCATCAAAGCCTTAGTGTCTTCGTCTACTGCGTTCCAATCTTTAATGTACTTATTAGGACGCCCAAGATTAAATGTACCACGTGTATCTTTAAGATCACCTTTCAACACAGAGGCCATAACAGTCTTATTCATCTTGCTTGCAGCGCTGTCCCACTGAGTCCACTGCTGGCGCTGGGCAAACAAACGTAAAGTAGCGCTACGGCTATACACTTCATTACCGTTAACGTCCTTAAGTTTAAATGCCCCAAGAGGTACAACTACCTTCTCTTCTAGTTCACCATCTTCATCTAGTCCTTCTGCCATAATAGGTGACTGCATCTGAGACAGGCGTGGAATGCTTGGGCCAGACGGCCCTGCTTCTGCCTCAGAGAAACCCATAGCTGCTGCCATATCAGTGCCAGCAAAATTAGTACTTAACTCATTGCTCATTTATATATCCTTTCGAGCGAAACATGAACCGTAGTTGTACCACTAAACGTCTTTAGTGTCAAGCCAATTCGGTCCCATCTTGGCTTCTAATAGTAGAGGTACATTCATTTCTACCCCATAGTATTTGTGTATAATTGCATCTAAATTTTTATTAACATCATCTATGACACCTAGTACCTCCTTCTCTTCTTGAGGGTGAATATCAATCACCGCTGAATCGTGTACACTATTGACTAGACACGACTGTAAATCCTTAAGTCTGCTTGCTATCTCCAGCAGAACTACAGGTACTACATCACCAGTTGCAAAACCTTGCACAGGGTAATTCTTTATTCTAGTAAAGTTAGTGGGCATACCATTAGCTCTACGCTGGGTGTTAGGGAAAGCGTACTGCCTCCCTGACACATTAGTTATCTTCTGAAACCTCACAGCTTCGCTGCCTAACTTGTCGTGCCACTTACTTATACCCTTATACTTCTTTAAGAAGTGGTGGTAATAGGCAGCTTCAGCCTTAGTTCTACCATGTCCAGTGGCCCCGAATAGAGGAGCAAAAGTATGCGCCTTTGCCTCTTGTCTAGTTGTGGCTTGCCCTGCATCACTGATAACCTGTGAGGTGTAAGAGTGAACGTCAAACCCTGTGCTGATCTCCTCCATAGCTACAGGGTCTTGTGACAGAAATGCAGCGGCACGAAATTCTAGCTGGGCAAAGTCAGCCTCCATGATCTTCCCACCTTCCCAACGGGATATAAAAACCCGCTTCACAGGAAACGTACCACCACGTGGCATGTTCTGCATGTTAGGTTCACGCCCAGAGAAACGTCCGGTAGATGTGATGTGCTGTGTTAAAGACACGTGTAGCATATCATCTTTTTTAGTGTAGGTATCAATGCCATCAACAAAACTAGACAGGTAGCTAGACACAGCATTCAACCTCTTTAAGTCTTCAAGGAACTTTACAGCTATAGCCATCTTGTTGTCTAGTGCTGTAGCCCTCAGTGCATCTAGTATGTTCTTTCCTGTAGAGAAACCACTGGCACTAACCCATGAAGCATTAGGAGGAAAGAAACCAAACCCAGCCATGCGAGGCTGCTTCTTAAGTTGATAGCCTCTGGCATCACAGTCCTTACATTTATTTGGTTTGGAATATTTACTGCCGTCTTTCCTTACTTTATATGTATGTGCATTACCCTCACATGTAGGACAAGTAAACGCCTCAGTACGATACAGAAGATCACTATTAGAATTAATGATCTCTTTCAAGTCAGGTAGAGTTTTACAATCGTCAAACAGATTAGGCCATACATCCTTTGAGTGTGGCTTACGACTAAAGATAACCTGCGACATCTGCTCTGGGCTGTTAAGGTTTACTGGGGTGTCACCCATGACCTCACGTACCTGCATCTGTAGGCGTGTCTGAATAGTACCACGTTCTTGTTCGTACTCCTTACGCACTAAATCTAATGCCTTCCTGTCAACCTTCATGCCAGACTGTTTCATCCGTGTAAGAAGCTTACATACCTCAAAGGTTATGTCTCTGACCTTTACAAGGCTTGCCGACTCAGGCTTAGAGAAGTCAGAACTCTGTGCATTAAACAGGGCCAGTGTAGTGTTGCAGTCAGCCTCAAGATAAAAGGTCAACTCCTTTAGAGGTATCTCATCTGTATTGTAGCCTTCTTTAAAGTACCTCTTAAGTGTGTCATCCTTTTGGCATTCAAGGTTCCTACGAATAGCCGTGTTGCCTAGAGACATAGAGATCTTCTTAGCTACACCATTAGGTGTGATCTCTAGGTTGTTACCTCTAAGCAGTATACTCTCAGCTAACATGGTATCCCATATTGGGCCTTCATACTTAAAGCCACACTCCCATAGCCAAGCCAAGTCATGCTGTGCATTGTGCATGATAAGTAATGTTGTAGCGTCTAGTACCTTCTGAATTGTAGTAGCCTTCTCGCCTGTCTCATCTACAAACTCTTTGTGCTGTAAATTAAAAGTACCACAATCAGTACCGTCATCTACATCACGTACCCCTACATTGACTAGGTGATTGTCTGGCTCCCAAGGGTCCAAGAACAACTTACCTTCTCTCTTCTGTGTAGTGTTTTCTACGTCTAATACAATACGCATTAGGTTCCTTTCTAGGCTAGGTACTGTGACCTACTGCCATCTAATTCACAATGAATAACACCATGCCATCCACCCTTAAGCTTATTCTTAGCTACGTTGATGTGTCTTTGTGCAGCCTTATCATCGTCAGAGCCTTCTGTAACCGGGTTCTTAGCAATCAAGAGCATCAGGTCAGCTTCTGCAGCCTTACCTGTCTTGCTTCCTTCTAGCATAGATTGATCCAAGTATACTTTGTCTTGAGCATCAGCAGATAACTGACTCATCCATATAATAGCACAGTCATACTTCTTAGCTATGTTACGTGCATGGATAGCTGCTGCTTTAAGATAGACGTCTGTCTGGTCACTGGTCTTCACAGCAAACTTATCACCCATATCAAGTATTACTATATCAGGCTTACTGTGCTTAATAATATTCTCTACCCAGTCCAGATTCTGCCCCATACTATCAACCATACTAATCTGGTTGCGTACCTTCTTATACCTCTGAGCAGCCAGAGCATAGTTAGACTTGATCTCATCTGTGTCCATACTAGAGGCTGCACATAGATAACGCTCTGCTACACGTACATATTCTTCTTCATTACACAAGATCATACACTTAGCCCCTTGGTCAGCAAAACCATTAGGTGCTGCAATAGTAGATGCATGGAAGCTTGTCTTACCTGTGTTAGGTCTGGCCCCTACGATGACAAAGTGACCACCACTTATACCTTCAATACGTGAAGCCAAGCTAGGTATGTTCCACTTCCATTGCGACTGCTTGTTACCAGCCTCAAGTATAGTATCAATATCTATGTCAGCCCACTCAACGTTTACGCTAGGCATGAAGTTGTCTTCATGTTTCTCTATTATCTGACGTAGTGGGTCAAGAGACTTAAGCTTACCGTTAACGTAGTCAAACCCTAGATTAGCTACCACTTCTCCTACGTACTGCTGACACATGCGGGACAGTACATCTGATGCAACATCAGCAGACATAGGGTCTTCTCTGCGTATCTTAGAGAATAGGTCTTGGTACATAACCTTATTGGAAGTAGTGAGTGTGCTATACTCAGAAAAGAATAATGCCTCTAGCTCTGATGTAGAGATAGTGCGATCATACTTATCCATTGCATTGTCTAGTACTCTTTTAATCTTTCTTGTATCTTTGGCAAACAGTTTATCAAGACAGCTTATAGTCTTGTGTTCTTCATAGAACTCTTGATCATGCATTGTTCTAATTAAGGACAACTCCATCATGCTCTACTTCTCCAATCTCAAGGCAAACCATGACACAGGAAACAATCCCTGCATGCCAGTGCAGATTTGATTTGCTGCTAATCTAGTTTCTAATTGTGTATCACCTGAACACCTAAGATTGCACATATCTGCAAAGGCGTCAAGGCTACCTGACCAGTACCACTCAGTCATGAGGCTTTGAGGCAACACCATACGTGCTTGCTCTGGGCATACTCCATTGTTAATTAGGTTCTCATATGCAACCAGTTGCCTGTGCCATTGCATGTCTTGATCCATGTATACATTTACTACACCATCACTGCCCTGCTTCTTATCTTCTGACCTACCACGCCACTCACTAGGCTCATAGAACTCAGGCTTAGTATCGACATACCTACGGCTGA